TGGATGAAGTTCTCGATGAAACCGCCGATGCGCGAATCCGTGGCGGCTGCCAGAGCGCCTGCGCCGGTGGCGGTGCGGCCCATGCTGGTGCGCCCCTGCGCGGGCATGCTGCCCATCACCAGTTGCTCGTTCGCGCCGGAAGTGGATTCCGCGCGGGCTTCCGACTGCTGAATCTCGGCGAATACGGCGGGGTCAATACGCGGCGTCTCCACCAGCTTGAACGCCTTGTCAATGTCGCCCTGCACGTCAATGATGCCGCCAATGCGCTGGCGAATGCTCTGCGTCGGAACGTTCGCGCCTGCATTGCGCAGATAGCTCGGATTCACGGCGAGCGAAGTCACATCGAGCAGGGCGTTGATGAGACCTTGCTGTACCCGCTGGTCCTGTCCCAAAACGCGGCCAAGTCCCATCCCGTAAAAACCGTCCGGGATGTCCCACCAGTTGCAGGAGTAATACGGAATCTCGCCCCATTCGTTTTCCTCCTTGCGGATGAGGCGGTGCCGCTGGAGCACGGTGAGCACTTTGCCGTTGTCCCACCGCTCCAGCACTTCGAGCGGCTCGGCCAGGGGATCGGCGCAGGTGGCCTGAAAACGCGGGGCCGCGTGATGCACGAGCGTGGTGTTTTGGTTCGCCTGCTCCGCCGTGTTCGGCATGTCCGGCGATTCCACCGGAGGCTCAAACCAACTTTTTACTTCCTCGCGCGAGGGCAGGTTGTAGCGGGGGTGCTCGTTCCCCTCCTCGTCGTAATAGACTTCATCGGCGAGCTTTTCTAGGTCGTAGTAGTTCAGGTACATGCGCTCGATGACGAAGCCCGCCGAGCGAATGTCCGGCACGCGGCAAGCCGGGTCCACTAGGATGTACGGCAGGTACTTGGACTCAAAGAACGGACGGGAGCAAAACTTCTCGATGACCTTCTCTTCAAACTCGTCACTCTCGCGCGTGGGGATCACGGTGGTGCGTCCCATGCCCGTAATCTTCGCGGGCTGCTGGCGGCGGACGTAAATGCGTTCCTTTTTCGTCTCCGTTTTCCAGCCCCATTTAACGATGAGCGTCCCGTAGATGAGCGCGTTGAAAAACGAGCGCCGCACCTCCTCGCGGAAATCCATCTCATCGAGCTGGGTAGTCAGCACCGTCGCGATGGCGCGCGTGGTGTTTTCGGTTGTGGAAGGCCGGGGGCGCAGCTTGAACGGGGGGTCCTCGTAAAAGAGGCCGCTCACCAGTTTCGGCAGAATCGAATTTACATGCGTCGCAACCGTGAAGCGGATTACGTTCGCGCGCGGTACCGTGGTGTTCTCCCAAACCTGTACACCAATCGGCGGCTGGTACAGCGTGTCCGATTCGCGCCAGCGCAGGGTCCAGCGTTTCGAGTCAATCCACGCGTCGGTGTTGAGCGTGTCCTGCACCACGAGCTGCAAAGCCGCATCGGCGTCCAAGTCATCGAGCGCGCGAATCTTTTTCGCGTCAATCGGTGCGTTGACGTTGGCCTTCGGTTCAGCGACGATTTGCGCCACTAGCCGTTTAATCCTTCTCCGAGAATCGGATAATCAAGTCCGTCGAGTTCCGCAGAAACCGGCAAGCGCATGGGCAGCGGCGGAGGAGGCTTCTCCTCATACCGCCCCAGCCCATAGATCGCGTCATGCAGCTCTTTTTGCTTGAGCTTTTCGTAGGCGTCGGCGTACTGCTCTTCCGGCGTTACCAAAATGCCCTGCGGCAGATAGCGGCGCAGGTGCGCGATGGCGTCGGGAATATCATCGTGGTGGTGCGCGCCGCCAAACTGCACGAATTCCTTGTAGAGCGCGTCCATGCAGTTGATGCTGGCGCTGAACCAAAGCAAGCCCTGCGCCAGCATGGTCTGCAATTCCTTGACGCGAAGTTCCTTCGCTTCCGGCTTCCGCACTACCGGGAACCAATCAATCGGGGCTTCCTCGTACCCGAGTGCCGTCAGATGCCGGGCAATGTCCATCTCTAGGAACTTGGAACCGGCGCTGTTTTCGATCCCGGTAATCAGCGGACGGTACTGCCATGCCGCGTAAGCGACGGCATAGGCCAGCTCATCCGGCGTGAACCGTTTGCGGATGATGTCCACGATGAACAGGCGATTCTGGTCGTCCAGGGCACCAACCGCGCCCACGCTGTAGTCCCGGCCTTTCTTGGTCGAGTAGGCGAAATCCCAGGCGATGTAATACTTCGGGTCCTTCGGCAACTGCGTGAAAGGAACCGTGTGCGCACGCAAGTCATCGAGGGTGAAGATGACCTGCGACTCCTCGATGGGCTTGCAGAGGTACTGCGAGCTGAAACTGCGCTCGTCGGTGTGCTGCTCCTTCCGCAAGAAGGCGTAGGTCAGCACATCCGGGAACAGCAGCTCGATATTTTCTTCGGTCTCGCTCTGCTCCACGTTCGGCGTCAGGTAGTTGGTGCCCTTGATCCACCACGCGGGACGCCAGAGAAATTTGAGCATCGAGCGCCCGAATTTTTCGCGGTAAGTGCGGTCGGCTTCGATGTGGTCGGCGTAGCAGTCGAACACGCTGTACGGCGTGCCGATGGTGTCGCGGTAGCCCCACGGCATGAGCAGCTTCCGCACCATCTTGAATTTCCGGGTGATCTTGGCCAGTTCGTTCGGGGTTTCGGAGTTTTTGTCCGTCACCACGTCGTCGGCCTTCATCACGTCCACGTGCCAGCCGGAGTTATTGGCCAAAATGGAGCTAGCGAATACGGTAGGCTCGCGCGTCCGTTGGCTCTGCGCCGGGGTGCGGAATTCCCCTTGATTGCCCTTTTGCTTCGGCTGAATGACGTGTTCCGGGAACAGCTCTTGAAACATCGTCGGCGGGTCCTGCGCGATGAAGTACTCTTTCAACTCATCCACGAAAGACACTGCGAGGTCGTCCGCGCCGGTCAGCACCAGGATGCGAATGTCCGGGAAGCAAATAATCCACTGCACGCAATCGCAGATATTGAGCGTGCTCTTGAAACTGCCGCGCGGATAGAGCAGCAACCGCTCTTTCACCGTATCCTGCTGGGCAATCGTTTTGCGCGGGTCTTTCTGCACAAAGAACTGCGTCACCGGCAGATGAACTGATTCCACCAGGTCCTTGCCCAGCACGTGTTTTGCGAGAAAGTACAGATCGGTCTGGCAGCGAAAGCGGAGCCGCTCGCGCTCTTCCAGTGTCAGCAGTTCATCCACTACTTTTTCTTGTGGTGCCAGCCCTTCATGGTTTCGGCGAGGTTGGCCTCTTTGCGCTCGGTCGGGTCGGAGGAGTGCTCCGCCGCCTTGAGCTTTTGCTCGGGAATTTTCTCGCCCTCCGGCACCCCGAGCTTGCGGTGCAGCGCGCCCTTATGCACCACAATCTTGGTGTGCAGCTTGCCGAGCTTGATGGTCTCTTTCTTGCCGGGCACGTCAGGCCGCCTGCTCTTGCTCTTCGGGCTGCTCCTGCTCGCCGCCGCCAGCTCCACCGGCCATCATGGGGCCGCCGCCGCCCGCCATCTCGCCGCCGCCCATGTGCTCGCGCATCACCTCCGCCATGCCCGCGTGGTCGCCGGGCGCAAAATGGTGCATCTCGTGCGAGCCGTCCGGGTGCATCACGTGCATGGTGTGACCCGCTTCGTGAGAGTGAACGTGCATATGCGGATGACCTTTCGATCCGCCGCCCTCATGCTTCTTACCGCCGCCGCCTTCGTGTTCCTTTTTCTTGCCGGACAAAGCGCCTTCTTTGTAATCAGCCATCTGAATCTCCTTTAGAGCGTGTAGATGTAGATAGTGCCGCTGGCCAAAGTTCCTACGGTGAAGTCGGAAATGCTGCGCGGCGGCACCAGGGGGAAAACCTGAGACTGATTCGCACTCTCGCAGCGCCCGGTGAGGAAGGTGGTCGAGTTGGAATCGGTGATTACGAAAGTGTCTCCGCTCGAAGCCGGGTTGAGCCAGTACACTTCCGTGACGTAAATGGGGCCGTTGTTCGGCAGTCCCCCGGCAGTTTTCATGCTTTGGGTCATCGCCGTGTCAATCTTGTACGGATTGGTGGTTAGTACGTTCGCCATGTGCTCCCTACCGTTTTGAAACGTGAAGGTGATGCCGCGTGGTCCAGCTCGAAGTGATCCCGCCGCCAGACTGTGCGTAGAAATTTTCTCCAACCGGGTAAAACGTGCCGCCCACAACCGTCAACGCGATGCTCGCAGGCGAAAACGTGTATCCCGTTTTAGAAGGCGTAACCGTGTAGGTCCCGTCCGCAATCGAAGGAAGGCTGTAATTCCCGCTGCCGTCTGCCGTCACCGTGTTGGAAGCGGTGCCGGTCATGGTGATAGTCGCGCCAGCTACTCCCGCATTGCCTTCAATCGCGGCATTCCCGCAGGACCAGACATTCAGCACTCCGCCCGTGGAGCTGCCGCCCTCAATTCCCGGAAATCCAGAAGTAATATTCGAGTCGGTAATCGCGCCAAAATTTTCCAGCACGCCGTTCAGGTAGCAGTAGAGCGTGGTGCCAATCACCACGAGGCGGTACGTATCTCCGGCCACATTGGTGTGCGACGTGTTGCTGGTGGCCAGCACAGTGATCGTGCCTGCTACGACTCGGCCCAAAACGCGGGTGTTGCTCGCTCCCGGACGGTAGAAGTATCCGGTGTACGCCGAGGTCGCTCCGCGCACCGCAACCCCGACATCTCCGCCATTGCCGGAGGTTGCTTGCGCCCACTGGTCGTTTTCAAAAGTCGCGCCCTGATACGTGGCCAGTGCGTTGCCGCTCGATGTTGCGTTGGTCTTGAGCTGATTTGAGGCGTTCAGGTTGAACGAGCCTGCGTTCTCGACAAAGCTCGCGTTAAACGAGTGCAGGTCCGTGTTTGCCGTTCCGGTAAAGTCCGTCACGAAAGGATTGGACCCGGCAAAATCGCCGCCAATCCAGTGGTATCCCGTCGTGCCGTTGTTTCCGGGAGGGTTAACGACCGTCGGCCAGTTGGACCAAACGTACTCCTGCGGACCGCTCATGCACCACGATGCAAGCCCCGGAGTTCCGCTCGCCAAGCTCGAATCGGTGACGCGGAAAAGGTTCACTCCGTTCTTGAACGCGGAAAGCGTGGTGCCACGAACCGTCAAAAGCAGGGTTTCACCGGCGACTGGCGGAGTAGTGTCCGCCGCGCTGGTCGCGGCGAGCTGCGTACCGCTGCCGCTTACCAGCTTCCAAAGTTCGTGCTCAGCGACGCGGCCATCGCCCGAAAAGCTATTGGTTCCGACCTGATACTCGTACTCGTTTTTCCCGTCCGTTGTGCCGCGCACCACAACCGAAACAGCCGAGTCCGAAGGACAATTTCCGGTCCCGGACGAACCGGATTCCGTTACCCCGCTCGCGTTCGCCACGGTGAAGGTTCCGGCTCCGAAAGTGGTCGCCGTAAAGTGACCATTGTTCCCGGAGTTGGTCATCCCGGAAATAATCACGTACAGCGCGCCGCCCGAAATCGCATTCGCCACCGAGCCGCTTGATACGGTGTAGGTGTAGGTCGTATTGTTCGCAGATTGCGCGGCGGCAGTGATGGAAAGCACTGCCGTATAAGGGGCCACGGTCTTTAGCGTGGCCATCGCCCACTGATCGTTACCGAAAGAACCGCTGCTCCACAGCAAATAGGCTTGCTGCGCCCCGGAATTGACCGGCGCGTAGCCTTTGGATGCCACGGCCACACTGCCGGTCAGCGCATTTAGCGCGCCGTCCATTACCGTGACATAAGGGCCGGACCAATTTGCTCCGAGCGAGCCGTCTTGACGCTGGAAGTCATCGGCAACAACGGCCATCTCTATTTACCCTTGCGCTTGAAGTATTCCACTTGACGCAGGCGGCGCTCCGCTGCGCTGCGAGAAAGGCCGGGCTTCGAGAGCCGCTTGCCCTTCTCGCTGGTCACAACGTAGCCGCCGCCCGCGCGCCGGATCACCGCACTAAGCTTCCAGCAGGAAGCTGTCAAGCTGGCTCTTGGTGTTGTTCAGGTTGGTGCCGATGGCCACACCGACCGCGAATTGCAGCGGCGGTTCGGAAGCGAACGCTACGCCGGTCGGCGCGTTCGAGAGCGCGGTGTTCTGCGTGGTCGCGGTGTTGGAAATCATCGCGCGCGAAAGAACGCCTTGCAGCTTGCCCGAAACGCTGTCGCCCTGCATCGTGGCCTCGATCATCCACGGCACAGTCACCGACGTGGTGCCCGCCTGCGTGACGGAAAGTGCGGACGAAGCCACGAGCGAATTGCCCGAGGCCGCCGTCCACGCAATCGCCGTTGCGGTGAGCGTGTTGGCCACCCCGTAGAGAGTCACCGTCACCGTAGAGGTGTAGGTGCCCGCTGCGAGCGTGGTGTAGCCGGAAGCCCGGACAATGAAAGAATCACCTTCCAAACGTCCCGACCCCGGTGCCAGCAGATTCAACTGACTCGTCGTGCCATACGCGGTAAACACACCGGCGCTACCGGCGGTCAACGTGTTGGCTTGCGACGCTTGCGTGATGATAAACATGGTTTCCGTCACACTCCTTCTTTCTGTTAGTTAACTTCCAGAATCCGACGCGACGGCTCCGCGCGCTCCACATCCTCGTCGTTGTGCGTGCTGCTCGACTCCACAATCACGCAGTCCCGGCCAAAGGGGTTTTTGAAGCGGTGCCAGGTTCCGGGAGGGATGCGCTTCCACACTCCCGGCGAAAGGAAATAGCTCACCTGTCCGGGTGGCTCGTCGCCATGCACTTCCAGCTCGCAGTTCCCCGAGACGCAGTAAAAAACTTCGTCTTTGACCGCGTGCCTATGCAGCGAGGATTGAAAGCCCGCCGCGAGCCGCAGTTCTTTCGTGCAGTAGCTCGGGGAATTCACGATGACCCGCTCTTCCCCCCAAAACTTTTTCACCACTTCCACGGATCGCTCCAATCACCGCATCCACTGCGCGCTCCATGCCGCCGCCAGGCCCGTTGCGGTACAAGGTGTTGGTCGGGTACCAAACATCCTTTTTGCCCGCCAGCAGGAATTTCCAATCGCTGTGCGAAGAGAGCACGGTAGCAACTGGCAAGCCCATCGCTCCGG